TGAGGATGCTGCTGCAAAGGTTGCTGCAGAAGAGGACGTGCGTGTCCGCAAAGAGACTGAGGAAGCCAATAAACAAAAGGCTAAACCAGTTGTTGCTACAGCGATTATAAAGTAGGGAGGTGTCAGTAATGTCTTGGACCTATTCTGGAAACCCTGCATCTTCCACAAAGGATTTCTGTAGATTCACTATAGGTGATGTTATAGAGGAAGATTCTATAATGCAGGATGAGGAAATCCAATACATTATTGACACATACTCCAATACCAATAAGCAGATGTTTGAACTATTTAAAATTGCAAGTACTCGCTTCGCGCGTGATATAAAAAGGCGTCTTGGTCCTGAATCAGAAGATCCAACGGAACGGACGAAGTTTTTCAAAGAGCAAATGGATTACTACAAAGCACTCTGTGTTTCTGGTGACTTATCATTACCTACATATGCAGCACCACAAGTCTTTGGGAAGGGTATGCAAAGTAATCCTCCTAATAGGAGTGGTTTAGATGCTTAAGAGTGTAAAACGCTTGCTTAATGTATCAGTGCCTCTGTATCCTTTTGATAAACGTACTGGAGTAGGCACTAAGACATTTACTGCAGATGATGTAATTTTCGTATATCCAGCTGCTGAGGTATTAGTTGTTAAAAACAGTACAGGTAAAGAAATCGTATCTAAGACTCAGCTGTATGTAGACGGTAGTTGTATTGCAAAAGAGTTGGATGAAGTTACTTTTGACAGTAGGAGAGAAGAGATACAAGCTGTTGGTACCTTCTATGACCATAAAGGCAATGCAGATATAAAGGTACTTTATCTATGAGTGCTAAAGCATCTTTCTTTATTGAATTTGAACAAGGTTCCTTGCGTGATTTCTATGCTGCCTGTAATGCCACTATAAAGAATGTAGAACGTGGTACTAAGGCGGCTACTGAAGAAGCATGCAAAGGAATATTGGAGATTAGTTTACGCCAGGTACCTAGAGACACTAGGACACTTATGAATAGTGGGTATTATGAAGTAATACGACGCAAAGAGTTATCAGCCAATACATGGTCTTACCAAGGAACTGTAGGCTATGGAGGTAATGGTGATCCTAGAAATCCAAAGTCAGGAAGACCTGCATCGTCTTACATGGTAAAAGTGCACGAGGATATGAAAGCATTTCATATAAAAGGTAAGGCTAAGTTTCTTGAAGATGCTGTCACAGAATATGCACGCAATTCTTGGGAAGGCGTAGTGCAGAGGCATTGGATGGGTTCTATAAGGAGATAATAAATGGCTAACCCGCTTTTATTAGATATCGTAAACTATTTCATAACTAATGGGCAGGGCACAGCAGATGGTGTTGATATGTTTCGAGACTACTCTCCAGAAGAACCAAGTAATATTATCATGCTATATGAGTACCCTGGTGCCGGTGGTGTATACTATGATGACTTAGTTGCTAGATCGGTGCAGGTATCAGTTAGGAATGAAAGCGCCAGTGCAGCTCAGACAATTGCTAAGGCACTATATCTGCTTTTGAAAAGTGCAACTACGAGGATTGACTTTTCTGCTGAACGATGGGGTCTTGTAGATCTTAATCAACCACCGTTCAAAATCGACGAGGACCAAAATAACCGTATAACGTACGGTTTCAATATTGGTATCAATACTACAATAGATTAGGAGGAAACAAAGTGGCTGTTAGAATTGGTTGCGACAATCTGGTCTACGCCAAGATGACTACTGAAGACACGGTATCTACGGACCCAATCTATGCTGCTCCTGTACTGGCCCCTGGTGTCATGTCCGTTAACATCAATCCGAACGGTTCTGTAGAGACCTTGTTCGCCGATGATGGCCCCATGGACACCGCTTCTACACTCGGCAAGATCGACGTTGAGATCAAGAAGAGTGAACTTAACACGACTAACAAGAAAGACTTACTTGGCCATGATACTGACACAGACGGTGCCTTGGTTTACGGTGACAGTGATATACCTCCGTGGGTTGCAATTGGCTTCAGGACTTTGAAGTCCAACGGCAAATACAGGTATGTCTGGCTCTATAAGGGCAAGTTCACTGAACCTGAGGATAACAATGAGACCAAAGCCGAATCAGTCAAGTTCCAGGAAGACACAATAAAAGGTCAGTTCGTTAAGCTGAACAAAGCCTATACCGTCAATGGCCGTTCTGTGCGTCCTTGGAAGAGGGACGTCAATGAGGATGATGCTGGTGTACAGGCAGCTGTCATAACAGGGTGGTTTACACAGGTTCGCTTGCCCAACAACCTTACAACGGCTGTTACGAGCATTTGGGTGCAGTGCGCTGATGCTGACGCTTCTATCTCCAATGGCGGCACAGTTCAGATGTTTGCCGGGGTCTTGCCTCTCAACGCAAGCAATCCTGCGGTCGTTTGGAGTGTGGCTACGTTGGCTAATGGTGGCGCGGCAACAATCTCTGCAACTGGTCTACTCACTGCTACACACGCTGGTACGGTTACTGTCACGGCTACGGCTGCTGATGGTTCTACTACTACTGGCACTATGGTTATTACTATCGTCTAATAAGAACAATTAAATGGAGCGGGTTAAAAGCCCGCTCCACAATAGAGAGGAGTATTGTACATGAGTAATGTACGGGACATCAAAGTCAAGGCGCCAGAAATAGTACTGTCTGATGGTGAAGTGCGCCATCTGAAGTACACTTTGAACGGCCTTGCAGAATTGGAAGAAATATACGGATCCGTTGAAGCTGCCTTCGAGATGCTCGAGGATGATAAACCGAGCGAGGGCAATGAAGTTCCTAAGCCCAAAAAGAAAAAGATGAAAGTTGTTCGTGATGTACTTTGGGCGGGACTATTGTGGGAATCTCCGAATCTCACAAAAGAAGAAGTTGGCAACCTTATAGACCTTCAGACAATGCAGGATATAATGGTTTCGATGGGTGAGGCTTTTGGCAACAGTATGCCGGCTGCCAAAGAGGAAGATAAAGCGCCAAACCCTTAATACCCAGCGACTATAACGGGGCCAATCCTTTTCAACAAGATAACTGGGATTGGCCCTATATATTATACGCTGGGAGAGTTTGGCTTAAGTATACTGATGCAGAAGTATTGGCACTAACGCCACGACAATGGTTATCTCAACTTAATGTGCATAAAGATGTACTTAGTCACCAAAATTCAAATGGGTCTGTTTCAGAAGCACCTATTGGATATATAGACCAGGTACCTGGTTGGGAGTGATAATATGGGCTGGGTAACAAATCTTAATGCAAGTCTAAACTTGAATATACAAAACTTCACCAAGAATATGATGAAGGCATCTACTGTAGTGAATGGCTTCGCTACAAATATTAATGGCTACATTAATGGTGGTATAGTTAAGCCAGCTGAAAAAGCCAAAATGGACTTCAAAGATGTAGCACGTATAGTCCAAGGTATCATTATTTCTAAAGTATTCTATGGTGGTTTGAATGCTATACGTAAAACCACTGATGAAGTTTGGGAGTTCACTAAGAGTTTAGAGTATGCTAAACTTGCCTATTCTAATCTATTTGGCAATGTCAAACTAGCTATGAATTTTATCAACGTCTTGCAGGACTTCGCTGCTAAGACGCCTTTTTCATTTGCTGAATCGGAGTCTGCGGCGCGGCGACTCTTGGCTTATGGTATTCAGTATAAAAACGTTATGTACATGATGAAGGGTGTACTGGCCGCATCTACAATGACAGGAAACCCTCAGACCGTAGAGTCCGTATCTCGTGCCCTTGGTCAAATATATACCAAGGGTAGGTTGATGAACGAAGAAATGAGGCAGTTGGCCGAAGCCGGCATACCTGCCTATGAAATATTACGCCAAAAATTAGGTCTAACACAGAAACAGTTGCAGAATTTAGGTAGACAAAGTATCCCCGCAGCTACAGCTATTAATGCATTGATAGATGGCATTACAGAACGGTTTGGCAACGTAGCTGATGCAGCTGTTCAAACCATAACAGGCATGTTAAGCAACATTAAGGATAATTTTCTAATGTTGTCAACTGATATATTGTCGCCAGTTACCAGTAAGTTACGTAACTTTATTAAAGTAATAAGCGACGCTATGTTTGTTGCTAGAGAGTTATTCAGCACTGGTGGTACTGGTGCAGTGTTTGAACATTTTGTGCCAGCAGCTTTACAGGAGTCCTTGCGTAGTCTTATAGCTAATTTCATATTAGTAAAAAATGCTATTACTATGCTTGTAACATCCCTGCTTAGTTTAGTTGGACAGATACTTCCGTACCTGATACATTGGCTGACAATGCTTATGCCTATACTAGTTTCTATTATAGATATAGCAGTAAATCTAATAAGAATAATAAGTGAAAACAACGATATAGTACGCATACTAGCCGCAGTACTTGTTGGTGCCGCTACTGCTTGGCTAGTATTTAAAGCGGCTGCATTGGCTAACATGGTACTTGTAGGTTTGGTCAACATCATAATGGCAGTAGCAAAAGCCGTTGCATTTTTGTCTATGATGTTAGCAACCAGCCCTATGACAGCTTTTGTACTGGTCGCCGCAGTAGTTATTGGTGTCTTGGTGGCTATGGCTGTGCAAGCCAACGATACTACAAGTTCTTTTGCAAGACTATTTCAAATGCTTTCTGCTTTAACAGGTGTAAAGACAAATATACTATTACCTGAAACTAAGAAGCGCACGTCTGATTTAGATAAGTTTAATGAGAAGTTGGCTGGTACGTCTAAAGGTCTTAATGGGGTTGCTGGAGCTGCAAAGAAGGCTACCAAGGAGCTCATGTCTTTTGATGAAGTATTTAATCTTGCTGGCCCTGATTCTGGTACAGGTTCTGGCGGACTAGATACAGGTTCTATAACTAATCTACTTGATAATATTAATCCTATCAATATAGAAGATATTCTTCCCACCATGGAAGATGTTACCAAAGCAATAGATGATTTCTGGCAACAGTTTGGTAAGACGTTTGGAGAACGTCTTACAGCTGCTGGAATAGGTGCAGGTATTGGTGCTATCATAGGTGGTATAATAGGTGGTGCACTAGGTAATCCTGTTCTTGGTGCTCAGATAGGTGCTGTAGCCGGTGCTATCGTGGGTTTGTTCTGGGAGGATATAAAAGTTGCTTTAGGTATATCTGACACTGCTGGTATATCAATAGGTATAGGTGGTGCACTAGGTGCAGCAATTGGCGCTATTATAGGCGGCCCTGGCGGCGCTTTGATTGGTACCGCAATTGGTTTGTTGGTTGGCGGCTTGGTAGGCATAATAATAGATGGTTTCACTAATGCAGATCCAATGCCTATTTCACTTGGTATTGGAACGTTACTTGGTGCCGCTATAGGTGCTATTGCTGGCGGTCCTGTAGGTGCTGCAATTGGTGCAGCTGCTGGTGCGTTAGTTGGGTGGATTGTAGGTCTACTCATAGAGAATTGGTCAGATGTAACAAATTGGCTTGATCAAGCTTGGACTGACATTAGTACCTTCTTAGACAAATATAATGGGTGGGGTACTGCTGGTGGGCTACTGCTTGGTCCTCTTGGCGGTATGGTTGGTTCATTCATAGATATGAAGAACAAGTGGCCGGAAGTGTCTGCGTGGTTTACTACAGCTGCAGCAGATGTGTCAAAGTTCTTCTCAGATGTAGGTACGGATGTAGCTATTGGTTTTGATAATGTAACTACTGATGTAGCTGATTTCTTTACGGGTATAGGAGAAGATATTGGTGAATTCTTTAAGCCACTAGTAGATACTGTATCTACTGTTCTTACTGATGTTGGTGAAGGCATAAACACTGTGTGCACAGACGTTGCAACCGCAGTCAGTACTGTGTGGGGAGAAGTAAGTAAAACACTACAAAACATATGGGACTTAGTATCTGGTATATTCCTTAAGGTGACTGGTTGGATAGGTGAGAAGTTAAAAGAAGCTTATGATAAAGTTAATGAAAAGTTTACAGAAATAAAAGACAAAGTTACTGAAAAAGTTATAGAAGTATGGAACAAAGTATCTGAATGGTTTGGTAAGATAAAAGACACCGTAACTGAAAAGGTTACGGGAGTTACTACTACTATAAAGGATAAGTTCACTGATATAAAGAACAAAGTAACAGAAAAGGTTACCGGTGTTTGGAATACAGTATCTGAGTGGTTTGGCAAGGTAAAAAACACTATAACAGAAAAGGTGAACGGTGTCGTAGATACTGTAAAGGAAAAATTCACAAATATAAAGAACACCATAACTGAAAAAGTAACAAGTATCTGGAATTCTATATCTGAATGGTTTATTAAGATATACAACACCGCTATTGAAAAGGTCAGTGGTATCTATACGGATGTAGTTAAATGGTTCCAAGATCTGCGCACAAAAGTACCTGAGAAGATATCAGAGATGTATGAAAGCGTCAAGAAGGGTGTTGGAGATATCTACGGTACCTTTAAAGGTTGGATAAAAGACATGTGGGATAATGTATTTGGCAAACTATTTGGATGGATAAATACTGCTATAGATAAACTTGAAGAGTTATTTGGTCTTAACAGTAAAACTGGCAGTATAAATGTAAGTGGTTCACCATCAACTTCTGGTATGTATGGCAATGCGCGTGGTGGCATCTGTAATAGACAACATGCTGCTATGATTGCAGAAGGAGGTAGACCAGAGTTGATATCTCCCCTGTCAGGTGAACTTATGCGTCCCTTCACAGATGCTATTGCAAGCGGTGTAGTGCAGGGTATGCTACCAATATTTGAAACTGTTGGTGGAGACAGTGGCATGCCACCAGTATATGTTGGCACGCTGATTGCAGATGAAGGCGGCTTGCGTGAACTTGAGAAGCGTATGCGCATAGTACGCGTGAAAGAAGACTTTAGGAGGGGTAAGCAATCAACATGAGTACATTGCTGCTTAGCCTTGATAGTACAGCTATTAAAAGACCAAATAACTTCAAAATAGATACATATAAGATAACCAAAGCTAGTAGGTTAGCTAATGGTAATATGAAGATGCAGTATATAAATAAGAAGCGCAAATTTTACTTAACGTACGATGCAATAGACGCTTCTGATTTAGAAGTTATCCTAGGTATAATAGATGGCGAGGCTGTGTCTTTTAACCTGGCTTATCTTGATAACAATGTTGCTAAAACAGCTTCAGTGTATGTTGGTCCTATTTCTCGTATATTGTTACGTACTGGTGCTGTATGGATTTGGAAAACATTGACTTTTGACCTTATTGAGAACTGAGGGCCACTATGTTAGAAACTAGTGCAGCATATAAAGTACGAATAAATGAAGGACAGGATAGACATATAGTTACAAAGCTAGATGTCTATTTTGACGCTACCCCAACTTCTTTCTATGTTACAGATTATATAGTATCTGCTAGTTGGCTAGAAGAAACTTTCGCAGAATCAGACAGACCTCTTGGACAGATATCTGCTAACTACTTGGATTTTGTATTGAACAATATAGACCAACGGTTTAGGCCTGATAATACAACTAGTCCTTACGCCGGCAAAATGGTGGCTGGTGTAAAAGTAGTAGCATATACATCACTAGAGGTATCTACAGATACCTGGGAAGAGTTACCTATTGGCACGTTCTATGTTGGTAACTGGGATGCTTCTATTGATGATCCAGAAGCTTCTGTAGCGTGCTATGATAGATTGATTGATATATGTAATAAACCCACGCCAACTATACCTGTTAGTTACAATATAACGCACAAAGACTTGTATATTAAACTGTTCGAAGCTTTAGGTCTTACTACAGCTGACTATGAGTTTGATGATAAAAGTTATACTGATACTATGGCGTATAGTTTCCTTGTAGGTAATAAAGTACGAGATACTCTACAGGCATTATCTCAGGCTAGCTTTACCTGTGTCTATATAAATAAAACAAACAATAAGATACGTGTTGCTGCATACAAACCAGTTGGTAGTACCCCAGTTACATACTGGGCTGATGATGATCAGATTAGTAATATAAGTAGACCAACGTCTTTCGTCAATAACGTACAGGATATAAGCATAGCATATACAATTCCTGTATTAAACAATATCACTGAGTTACTTAATTTGCAAAACATTGACATGGTAGCCGGCCAAAACGTAATAATGCAAACTTTGCCGCAACCACTGCGATCCATAACAGCTGTTAAACTACGCAATAGTTCTTTTAGTAAGGTAGCCGCAGTAAGTTATTCAGGCTATACTATCAATGTTACAATCAACTGTACAACTGCGGAGACACTTACTTTGGTAGTAGAGGGAATTGTTATTTCTTTACCAGACCTAACTGAAATAGTTAGTGCAAATGTTGGCGCTGTTGGTAAATTGGAAACAGGCAATAAATTAATTCAGTCACAGGCCTCTGCGTTAGCTCTTGGTGCTAGGGTTGCTAGGATAACAAACGTGAATGGACCCTACGTGACTATAGAATGTTTCGGTGATCCTTCAATTGAACTACTAGATGTTATGAGTATAGAGAGTAGTATATATGGTATAGCTCAAACATTGGTTGTTCCTATTCGTATAAAGTATATGTATGACGGAGCTCTTACCTGTACCATGACGGCTATTTTGTACTCCACTATAAACTAAGGAGGCGTGCCATGGCTACTGATTATATTCTAAACGGCGGCGCCGAGTTAGATAGTCTAGATAACTGGACCAGTACCAATGTTACTGTAGCTACAGGAGAGTTCTCTTTAAAGTGTTTTTCAATAGGTGCTATGGGTAACATGTTACAACAGTATGCTTTTGCATCTCCAGTACCTATACAAGAAGTACAATTGCGCCTATTGGTTAAAGGTGTAACTGGAGAAGAACCTGAACAAGAGGTTATGTGTCCTGTATATGCCTCTGTGCGCTTACTGTTTGATGGACAAGAGGATCAAAACCTTACTATACCTATCTATCCTCTGTATGACAATGCAATAAAGGAAGTACTAGGTACTGGATGGGTTCAGTACTATTGTAGTTTTGCTTCACTTACTGGCAGTATAACAAACTTTGAGGTTAATATAGAGACTACAAGTTCTGCAAGTATCCTTGTAGATAATATAGAATTATTCATCTTTGAGGATGTTTCAGTGGTTGTGGAGCAGCACAGCACTTCTTTAACAGAGTTACAGCAAAGCGCAATAGATTTACTAAATACAATGCAGGGTTACATACTAATAAGAAAACTTAATGGCACAAATAATGAAATTCTTATAATGGATAGTCCATACCCAACAGAAGCTGTGGCGGTGTGGCGATGGAATCTTGGTGGATTAGGTTTCTCCAATAATTGCGTAGGCGTAGACAACGAGGATAGAGTATATACTACTGCTATAACAATGGATGGTACTATATATGCTAACTTACTTGCTGGTGCCTATGGTACATTTATAAACTTAGTAGCAGGTAACCCTGATGCACCGGCTGGTATGTCAAAAGCCCATATGCGTATGTATGTTACTGGTTCCGAGGGATCTGAGGAAGCTCTGATAGAGATACACGATACTGATGGCACTACAAAGCTAACTGTAAATAGATTTGGTATAAAATTTGAAGGAGTTCTGGAGATGCGCGTCTATTCCATTAATGGACGTACTGGTCTAGGATTCTTTGCACTGTAGGAGGCACTATGTCTTTAGCATATCCAAAGTGCACTGTAAACAAATATAATAGAAATGTAGGCACTTGGTGGGCACCTTATGACAGTGCACAATTATTCGCTGGTAATACTTCTGATGGTGCAGAAGACTACACAATCTATTTGAAGTTTGATTTATCAGCGTACACACCATATACGCTTAATAGTTTAATACTCCACCTATATAGATATAATGATGGGCAGTCTGTAGGTAAGACCTGGTCTGTAGCCATTGGCTCAGCCTTAAATGGTGGAGATGTAACATTAGTATCTGGTACCACCACTACCTTTACTTTTTCTAGTTATAATGCATGGAAAGATATTACTCTTAATGCGGCACAAGTTGCAGCTTTAAAGGCTGGCAATACGTATATACATATCTGGGGTGCAAATGGTATGTATGGCGGTATACGTCCTAAGGAGTACAGCAGTGCGGCATACGCACCATACATCACAGTAGATTATTCTACTTTCCCATCTCTTACACCACCTACTGGTCTTACATGTGGTAATGCTGTTTATCCTATTACCACTAGTGCACCTTCTTGGGGCACGTCTACTGATGCAAATGGCATTGTTGCAAATAACGCTATTCAGTATGAAGTATCTTGGTCTAAGGATAATGGTGTAAATTGGTCGACGTATACAGTTGCGGCTGGTGTACTTACCTACACTATTAACTGGATTGCTGGCATGCTTACAAAGCAGTACTTCTATAGTACACAATGTATAGTAAAAGTAAATGGGTATTTAGTCTATAATTCCAATACGTACAGATCATCTGCTGTCCAGTTAACAAGGACAGTTGATCAGCGTATTGTACCAACTGCACCTGCTACGCCGACAATTACAGACAATGAGGTATATGAGGGACAGGTTGTAAGCCCTCAGTTTACAATTCTGCGCCCATCAGACTACAACCAATACATGACACCAGATGCTCCTTACAATGGAGCTTCTATGTCACTTGACTACTATATAGAATTGGCTGATGGTACTACATTGGCCCATGGTGCACAAGATAATACTATAGCGTCTAAGCAACTGGATTATACCACTGGAAATCTTACTGTTGGTATTACAGATAGAGTAACCACCATAGATGCTTATGTCATTGATGGTGCTGGGCAACGTGGTGCAAAAAGCGCCAGTGCTGCTTTTACAATAAAACGTTTTAGAGTACCCTCTATCATCATAAATTCAATAGTGCGTGATGCAACCAATGGCGTAATAACTATGACTGTCGCAGACACTGGTTATGGCGCATCTGATCAGACAGTAGGCATGATATCATCTTACTGGTATAAGAGGGACATTGTAGATGGCGCAGCTGGATCTTGGACACAGTTTACACCTGGAGGTACCTGGCCAGTACGTACCTTGACGTTCAATGATCTTGATGATGAAACAAGATACACATTGACAATAAAAATATATAATCAAATAACTGCCGGTATGGCTGCAAAGGTTAGTTTGGATTATATAAATACAATACTCGAGTATACGCCAAGTGCTTTTATCTTTAGGCATCCCGGCGCCACTGGCGACCAAGCGCCTTATGGTATGGCTGGACAAGCAATGATCATAGGTAATGACTTTGGTAAAGCGGTTAATAAAGGATGCCTAGATGTACAGTATGATGTGACTGTGGGTAGAGACTTAGCGGTTGTAGGTACTGGTACTATTAATGGCAACACTATATGGCATGCCGGTAATGATGGAGCTGGTTCTGGTTCTGACGCAGATAAACTTGATGGTCAAGAAGGATCATACTATAAGAGAGACAATGTATCTGCTACGGATAAGTTACTAGGTAGATCTTCAGCAGGGGCTGGAGCTATTGAAGAGATTCCTTGTACTGCAGCTGCTAGGTCTATATTAGATGATGCTACTGTTTCTGCCATGAGAACTACTTTAGGTGTTCCTCTTGGAACAGTATTAGTATCAGCCCAGATGAGTACAGACCATCTTAACTTAACTTCTGGTACGTACACACTAATGGAAGTAGACACTGAGCTATTCGACGTAGGCAGTAACTTCAATACCTCAACACATTTGTTTACTGCACCAGCTACTGGGTACTACTTTATTAGATGGTCTACTGAATTTGAGAATGTAGTAGCTGATAAAAGATACGTGGCTGCAATAGCACTTAATGGAAGTACGGCTAGCTTTTATGGCTATGCTATTGACCATTCTGGTATAACAACTTCATTTCAAGTTCAAGGAAGCGGTATATTTTCGCTAACATCTGGTGATACTATTGGTTTATGGTGTAAGAATGATGCTGGTGTTAATACAGTTGATGTAGGCGGAAGCAAAAACACTTGCTTACAGATTGCTAGACTATTTTGAAAGGAGGTATATTATGGACCCTACTCAGCTCTTAACTGAAGTAGTTAAGCAGACCAGAAGTGAACTGATCCTCTTCTTTGTTATACTGGCTGTGATTCTTATAGCTGTACTTGTGCCAGTAGTAAAGCTTATAGTAACTCGCAGTCAGAATAAGTTTGCTGGGCAGCTAACGTTAGCAACTCAGAAACAACAGGATGAGGCTGAAGAGACAAAACGTGACCAATACATACAGCGTGAAGCAAAGATAATAGAAGTTATAGTAGGTAACACTGAAGCCAATACAAAATTAGTTACTGTGTTGGAAGGAGTGAAACAAACGCTTGATACAAACCATCAACGTTGTGAACAATGTAAGATGGAACAAATTCAGAGACTGGCCTCCGTAGATCAAAAGCAGAATCAAACCCTGCAATTACTACAGGCCCAGTCCATCGCAAGGTTGCCGCGGCGCCAGGTTGCCAAAGCTAAAGAAGAGTAATATTTATGCCTGTAGGTATATCCTACGGGCTTTTTGTAATTTACAACGCTTGTTATTCGTCCGTGATTATACCCTGATAAATATATTAAAAGGCTACAACGAAGCAACTACGCGTAATATACGACTAGCAGCAAATATCTATGAAAATAAAGTAATATATATAAAGGTATTTATTAGTAAAAAGAAAAAGCCAATTTTAACTTAACAACTCAACTTACTTAACTTACTCAACAAACTCAACTTACTTAGCGTCTATTTTAAAGAGTCTTAAAAAATATGAAAATATAAAATAATATTTGCTCTTATATTTTATTTCTTCGTCAAAAAGTTAAGTAAGTTGAGAAAGTTGAGTAAGTTAAGTTTGTTGAGAAAATAAGCTATATTTTCGACAAAAACCCGTAAAGAAAAGTATTTACTTTTAGAAATAAAAGTATTATAATATATAATGTAAGCTGTGAGTAATTCTCACAAGAAAAAATCAGAAAGGTTGGTACTACAATGAAGTTACTTGTTACCGCTCCCAAAGACCTCAAGGAAGGTGAACAGTTCGAGGTGGAAGTCGAAGCTCCGGCCAAGGAGAAAAAGCCGCGCGGGCAACTCGCAGGTCTGAAGATTGAAGACATGAGCGATGCCCAGTTGAAGGTCGAGAAGATCAATGCGGATTCCGTGCTTTACAAGGCGAAGCAGCGCAACGCTGCAGCGGCCACAATCGCAGCGAACCAGGCGCGCGCCGATGCTGTGAGGGCTGAAATTGCCAAGCGT